GTGTAGCAGAACGAGAACTTCAGATTCTTCGTTCAATTCTGTCTGAAATCGACAAGCAGAAAGAGTCAGTCATCGAAAACACTGTTGAACAGGCATTAACCAAAGAAAACGGCGAAACTAATGTCCTAGATGATGTGAACTGGAAAATAGAAAAAACATCCCAACTTGCAAACGATGCAATGACCAGATTTCATCAAAAGCACCCAGAATTTTATGCCGTACAGGAATGTCCGTCTTGCGGAAGGATGTGTCTTTACGATGCAGTGTTTGGTGTTTTGGACGATCCGACACGGATAAAGTACAAATGTGAGGCTTGCAATAGAGAATTCGAAAGAGAAACCGGATACTGGATAAGTTATTATGAGCACGCCTGAATCCGTCACCAACTGGATGCCGCTCCCTGAACCGCCAAAGGAGACACACAATGACTAACAAAACCTACGAACGAGCCTTTAACATCGCCATAAAATACGGCTTTTGCTGCGATTGTAGATTGGGGATGGACAGGAGCCACTGCCACGAATACGACTGTTACCAGAACGCCGTCAAGGTAATCCGGGATGCGTTAGAAAAGCTGGACGCTATTGAGGAGTCTAAAGCGACTGTTTGGCACGATGCACAGAATGACCCGCCAACAGAAAACGGAGAATATCTGTGCTACTACGAATACTTCCGCTATGGTAACTACAACTGCATGTACCGCACAATGGATCGTGGATATTTTTTCAATGGCCAATGGGGCGGTGAGCCTACGCACGGAACTAACGCAAAAGTCCTCGCATGGACAGAACTACCAGCGCCGCCAACCAAGGAGTGACGTATATGACCCGTAAACGATACAAGAAGCTTATGATGAGCATTGGTTATAAACGCAATGTCTTTAACAAAATTGTTACATGCGAAATTTGTGGCGAAATGTTCTCCAAACGCAAATACATGATTGACGGAGCACTCTTTACAAGCTACAACGACCTATGGGATTGGTATAGCCAATATTTTTACATCTATAAAGGATACGGTTGCACTGTCAAATATGATCCAAAGGACCACATTTGGTACGGAAAAATTGACGACATCAGCGACCTTGTGAACTTTTATACGAAGAAGTTTATAAATATTGACGAAGTGGCGCGGGATGCAATCGATGACTATCTCGATTTCTGCGCCAGAGTAGGGAAGGAGCCAGAGAAACCAAATGTATTATGAAGAGAAAAGATGCCCATTAAAAGCAGCGGTCAAAGCATCAACAGACTACGAATGTGATAAAAGGTGCGCTTGGTACGATGAGATCAACTGCAAGTGCGCAATTCTAATATTGGCACAAGCAACGGAATACATCTCTAATAAGTAAACAGACAAGGAGATTATTATGAGCTTTAATGATTCCATTGGCACCCGTATGAAAGAGTATTACGAGGCAGTTCCTAAAACAAAGTTAATGCGCCGAACGCCGGTTGCACTGAGAATTGATGGAAAAAGCTTCCACACCTTTACTCGTGGCTTTCAGAAGCCTTTTGACATGATCCTGATGAAATCTATGCAGGAAACCATGAATTACCTGTGTAAGAATATCCAAGGCTGCGTGTTTGGCTATACAC